CGAGTATTGATGCTCGCACATTACGATCATTTTAATACAGTCTTTGAAGAAACGTATTATCAGATAAACAAGAAAGGCACCTGAAAAGGTGCTTTTCTTTTGCCTTGATAAATTACCGTCCTGAGGATATCATAAAGTCATGACTATAGCGAAGTTATTTGCCCGAATAGGGTTGAAGGTTGACGAAGAAAAGCTCAATAAGTTAACCAAAGATCTTGAAAAAATAAAAACCGGAATGATTATCGCAGCTACTTCGGCAACCGCTTTTTCATTAGCAATCAGAAAAATAACAGATGAAGCAATGGAGGCAGCTGTAGCATTTAAACAGTTTGAAGCTGAAACCGGAGCCAGTACTGACGAACTGCAGAAGTGGCAAGCGGTAGCGAATCAGACAAATAACAGCGCCGAGGCAGTGGCTTCCTCGATTAAAGCAATAACCGCAAACCAGGAGAAAATAAAACTCGGACAGGGTAATATTTCAGGTTATCAGCTGCTTGGGATTGATCCGAGACAGGATCCTTTCGAAATACTTGAACAATTGAAAGAAAAAACTGCAGGGCTCGCGCCGGCCATGAAAAAGAATGTGCTGCAGCAGATCGGTGTCTCAACTGATTTGATCCAGGTTCTCGAACTTACGAATGACGAGTTTGATCGAATGGCTGCGAATGCGTTTATCATCCCCCGGTCCTCGATTGAAAGCATAGACCGAATGAGACAATCGGTTAAGGTGCTTTCTGATGGACTCAGATACATGAAATCACGCATTACCGCGGAACTCGCTCCATCTATTACGAAGCTCTCAAAACAGTTGACAGTCTGGATTAAGCAGAATGAAGACGGTGTTATAAAAACGATCAAGCAGATTTTCTACTGGATAACCAAGTTCGCAACCGCGATCACCCGAACCGCCTCGATGATAAATCAGGGAGTGAATGCTACGATAGGTTGGGGTAATGCTTTAAAGATTCTGATCGGAATATTTGCTTTTCTTAATGCCTCGCTTCTTGCTTCGCCTCTCGGACTTATTATTGCTGGTCTGGTGCTGCTTGTCGCGATCATGGATGATCTTTATGTATACTCCAAAGGGGAAGGAGAATCTTTATTTGGTAATATGATGAAACAATTCCCTGAGCTTGAAAAGATTCTCAACGGTTTAAAAACAGCGTTTGAAGGTGTGGGAGCAGTTCTACAGTTGCTTTTTACCGGTGATGTAGAACCGCTGAAAGAATGGCTGGATCAATTCGAATGGTGGCGCGATCTGGTTGATGATATTAAAGAGGGTATCCAAGCGATCAAGGATCTTCTTTCTGGCGATAAAACTTTGAAAGAAATATTTACCGGTGGAGGCGCAGGGTCACCGGAAGGCGCGCCTCCTTCGCAGTTTGCACAGGATTATTTGAGCAATATAAACGCGCCCGGTCTGGTTGGAAGTCGTCAAAATAATACGACGATAAATAATAACACGAAAGTGGATATTGAAACCTCAGCAGATGCACAGGAGACATACAATATTTTTAATTTGCAGACTCAGAGGATGTATAACAGTGCAGCTTCTAACCGGAGGAATGCGGAATGAGTATTAAGACAATATCGCAGCAGACAAATAATCAATTGGCTGATGCTGAAAGTTATCTTGATAATAAATCTATAGGAATCTTGAGGCCGAAAAGTACGTCTGGAATTAGCGGATTTGTTTTTGATATCCCTCTACGAGAAAATATTGAATTATCTGCAGATGTTTCCGAGCATTATACAGAGTCCGGATCTTTTATAAATGATCATGTAGTACTTAAACCTGTAAGAATTATGCTACAGGGTCTGATTGGAGAACTCGCAGCGTTAACAGGTATTGGAACAAACGAACTTAGCGAACTTAATAATCGACTTGAAACTGTTGAAGCATATCTCGGAGATTTTACGCCTGGAATGGTGCAGATTTTACAGAATGCTATTACTGATACCGATCAGGCTTTAAATGCTCTGAATGAGCAGATTAAACGCGCTGAGAATATTATAGGATTATTTGAAGGTGAAAGTCCTGACCAGACCAGGCAGCAACAATATTTCCAGCAGATAGAAGCTCTATGGAAAGCTAAGACACTTGTTACTGTACAAACACCTTGGAAGTATTATGATTCTATGATTATTGATGGTATCAGTATGATCCAGAACGAGGATACGGATGAAATAACCGACATTTCTGTTACAATGAGGGAAATGAGATTTGCAGAATTAGTCTTTACTAATTTTAAAAATACCCTTTTCCCGGTACGTGAAGAAATGCAATCATCAGAAGAACAGGAAGGCGGTACAGTTAAAGGAGTCAGAAACAGTTTTGCATTCGATGCTGTACAGGCACTCGGAGGTGGCGAATGATAACTATTAACGGTTTATCAGCGACACCGCTGCAATCTTTTAATGTTCCTCTCGATGATGGAACAATCGTTTATTTTACGCTTCGATATAATCCAGCGGTTCAGATGTGGTTTGCAAATATTGAGCATGAAGATTTTACTTTAAATGGGCTGAGGCTCTGCAATAATTTTAATCTGCTTCACCAATATAAAAATATTATTCCCTTCGGCTTATTTGTAGAGATAGTCGGAGAGTCAGAACCTCTGTTGATTAACGATTTTCAGAGTGAGAGAGTAAGGCTCAATATATTAACAGCTGCAGAAGTGGAACAGCTATCAGAAACTTTTATATCGGATTAGTGATGAAGTTTGGAAGAAATTATTTTATACAGATACAGACACCGGAAGGAGACGTGCTTGAAATCGCGCCTCCTTTTTCTGCAAAAATAGATATTACCAGAAATACTCTGGCTTCGACTAATACTTGCAATATTACGCTGTACAACCTTAAATCCTCAACACGCAATCGAATATATAAAGACCGGTATAATATAGCTGAATACTGGCAAATCGTTGTCATGGCCGGATATACGCGCTTAGAAACGATTTTTCAGGGTAACATCTATCAGAGTTTTTCTACAAAGCAGAATGTTGACTGGATCACAACGCTGGAATGTTTTGACGGTCTTTACGGTATACAGAATGGAAATATTGCTGAGACAATCTCTGCCGGGACTTCTTACCGAGATTTAATTCCCCGAGTAATTAAAACAATGCCGAATATGGTAGCCGGTAAAATAGGAAAAGTCGGGGATCTGGTTACCGGAGATCGCGGGCAGGTTATGATCGGACAGTCTACGAACGCATTACAGGAATTAACTGACGGGAACTATTTCATAGACAAAGAGAGTGTTTATTGTTTACAGTCGGATGAAGTTCTTTCCGGATCTGTTCTGGTACTTGATAGTAACCAGTTATTTGAAACTCCGAAACGCAGCGATACGTTCCTCGAATGCCCGATCTTGTTTTTACCGGAAGCGACCGTCGGGCTTATTTGCGAATTACGCAGCAAAGAAAAAGTATTTGATGGACAGTATAAAACTATCGGATTCAAACATTCGGTTTCGATCTTGGGAAACGCTGCAGGTGAAGCAATGACGACAATCAGCCTATATGCTGGGGCGACAGGCTTGAGGGAGGTGTAATGTCAGATACACAAATAAATCCTCCGGATCTTGATGATGTTCTTGATATCTGGAAGAACGACATTTTAGCAAATATCAACTGCATCCAGATTGGAAAGATTGAAAAGGTTAACAGCAACCAGACGGTTGAGATTCAGATCCAGATTAAACGTAGGATCTCAGAAAAAAGTATTATTAAATATCCGCTACTCGTAGATTGTCCTTATATAGTTTTACAGGGTGGTGGTGCCTATCTGGATATGCCGATTTCAATCGGTGATTATTGTTTGATACTTTTTAACGACAGACAGATAGACGATTGGTGGAAAACTGCGAATGTAAAAGAACCGCGTACAAGACGAAAGCATTCTTTATCTGATGCAATAGCGCTTGTTGGGATAAACCCTGAAACTAAGCTGTTGGATAGAAGCGGAAATTATGTCAGACTTCTTGGAAAATCAGGCGCCGGATCTGAACAGTTCGCAGCGCGTCAGAATGATAATATAACCATAGACGGTACATCGGATACAGCTTTTATCGCTTGGATTGCAAATGTTTCAGCAGTGCTCAATGGCTTGATTCCAGGAAGTGTTCCAAGCATACCAAACACCGCAACCGGTAAAATCACAGGCGGTTCAAATGAGGTGAAAATAGGATGATTATACGAGCATTAGATTCTAATAATGACTGGACTTTCGGAAAAGGTAAAAACAATTTTTATAAAAAAAATGATGCTCTTGGATTAAGTCTTAAAACCAGACTAAGACAGTGGCGCGGAGACTGTTTTTTTGCACCTTCAGAAGGCGTGGATTATAATAATTATCTCGATATTGGAACCCAAGTGTTCCTTGACAGTGATATAAAACGTGTCATACTACAAACAGAGGGAGTTTTAAAGATTCTTTCTTATTTATCTGATCTGGATAGAGAGACAAGGATTTTATCGGTACAATGTGATATTGAAACTATTTTTGGCAGGGTAAGTCTTGCAGATATCGAAAAAACTCCTGCAGAAGAATATGAAACTGTTAATAAAACAGTGCCAGACGGAACTTATAAAATAACTCCTGATGGACTGTTTAAAATAGTATTTGTGAGGAAGATATGACAATAATCACACCGGAAGGATTAACAAGAGAAGTAACAACTTATTCAGATCCTGATAATACATATGGTGAAATTGGGGATGGAAATACAGATAACGCTAAAATAAATAAAACCAATGAAAGATTGTTTATGGAGGCTTTAATAAGAAATGATTT